GCTGTCAGAAACTATGCCGCTACTGATGCCATCAATCTAATTATTGATGACGCTATTTCGGTTTCTCAAGTTGCCTCTACTGATGAGGTTGGCGACACCTATGTAATCTGGGAAGCAAACGACTACCAGCTTGAGCCACTAAACAGTCGCTCTGACGGACTTTACATGCCATACACAGGTATTAGAGCTGTAAACACTTATACCTGGCCCGTTGTTGACCAGCAGGCACTTTGCCGTATTACTGGTGTCTGGGGTTGGGCTTCGGTACCAGTCGCAATCAAGCAGGCGACAATCATTCAATCATCAAGGCTTTTCAAGCGCCTTGACTCACCTCTAGGTGTAGCTGGATTCGGTGACTTAGGCGCTATCCGCGTTGGCCGTTACCTTGACCCAGATGTTGAACAACTAGCTATGCCATTTAGAATTATGAGAAACTTCGGCTAATGAGCATCAGTCAGATTAGGACTGCCCTAGCTACAAACCTTGCCACAATCCCAGGGCTTAGAACAGCGGCTGAAATCCCTGACCTACCTAACCCGCCTATCGCTGTTGTCAGCCTAGATTCGGTCACATACGACCAAGCCTTTGCAAAAGGAATGACCAACTATAACTTCACAGTAACTGTGATTGTCGGTAGGTCTGCTGAAAGAGAGGCTCAGCGCAAGCTTGATGCCTACATCTCACCAGGAACAAATAGTGTCAAAAATGCGATAGAATCAAACAAGACTCTTGGTGGATATGCCTACGACTGCCGAGTCGTGTCTATGAACTCAGTTGGTTCATTGACAATCAGTGATACAACATACCTGGCTGCTGACTTTTCGGTCACAGTCATAGCAAACTAGGAGAAATAAATTGGCAAAATTTTACGCACAAGACTACAAGGTCACAATCGGAACTGTTGTAATCAGTGACGACATCGCTTCTGTAACTCTTGACATTACTTCAGACGAAATCGAAACCACAGCTTTCGGTTCTTCTTACCGCACTCGCATCGGTGGTCTAAAGGATGCATCTGTATCCCTAGACTTCCACCAGGACTTTGGAGCAGGCGCTGTTGACGCATTGTTGTTCCCACTTATGGGTTCAACTGTTGCAGTCAAGATTGCACCTACCTCTGGAACTGTAACCGCAACTAACCCTGAGTACCGCTTCACAGCTCTAGTAACCCAGTACCAGCCATTCGCCGGTAGTGTGGGGGATCTTGCAACCCTATCTGTCACCTGGCCGACCGCCTCTGAGATTGTGCGTGGCACAGCTCCAGCAGCGTAATCCAGTAGGATAAGAACATGAAAATAAACCTACAATTAGAGTTCAGTGACAAGCCAGGTGAGCCTCAAGAGGTAATCTGTCTAGCATCCGACATGGTAAAGTTCGAGTCAAAATTCGACCTTTCCGTTGCGAATCTAGGCAGCGAGCTAAAGATAACTCACCTATTGTTCCTAGCTTGGGCAAGCCAAACACGCACTAAGGCAACCACTAAGTCATTTGATGAGTGGGTGGATGAGGTAGAGAGTATTGCTGCCGCTGAGAACCCAAAAGCATCAAAGGGCTAGGTGAACAATCTGCACATTGGTACATCGCTTCATTAGCAGTTGAGTCGGGCATCAGTCCACTAGACCTAATGCAGTTGGATGAACGAATGTTGTGGACAATTAGCCGGTATCTAATTTTTAGAAACCAAAGCCAAACTCCGAAAAGATAAGCCCCCGAAAGGGGGTTTTTCTTTTGGGTAGAATGATTACAGTTATCCAATCTAGGAGTTTTTGTTGATTGCCCCAACATACAAAATTGAAATCAAAGGTGTCAAGTCAACCTTGCAAATCCTAAACGCTGTGCAACCAGGTGTAATCAGGGAACTCCGCAAAGACATCGTGCGTATTGCACAGCCAGCAGTATCAGCCATCAAGTCAAGAATCCCTAGATCAGCCCCACTTTCAGGTATGAACCATTATGGTCGCACTCGCTTTGGTGGAGTAGAAGTAAGGGCAGTTCTAGACCTAAGAGATAGCAAGAAAAACTACTCCCTAACCAACATTCAAGTAATTTCTCAAAAGGATGCTGCTGGTTTTGAGATAGTGGATATGGCTGGTCGAAAGACAATGAAGCAGGGTCCACAGCTTCCATACGAGTACAAAGGTCGAGGCCGCATTGGTGGGTCTGGCAGACAGAACCCTACAAAGTCAAGACCAGTTGTACGCCGAGGTAACTCTGCACCTTTTAGTTACCGCATAAACGGACAGGGTAAGGGCATGATTGACAACCTTCCTGGTATTCCATCTCGCTATGTTTACCCTGCTTTGGGTGGCAAGGTTGAGGGAATGGCTGCTGACATGCTCAAGGTAGTCCTCTCGTACGCATCAGTGATCAACAAGAAACTTAGGGAATAAAAATGGCAATTAAGATTCCGCTACTCACAGAGTTTGACCCCAAAGGTCTAAAGCAAGCTAACGCTGCCTTTGCACAACTAAGTACTGATGTCAGCTCTTTAGGTAGAAACTTTGCTGTGCTTGGTGCAGGTATTGTCGCTGGTACTGCCTTACTAGGTAATGCTGTTATGTCTGCTTCTAACTTTGAGGCTGAGTTTGAGGGTGTCAATCAGGTATTCAAAGATGCTGCTGGGTCTGTTCAAGCCTTTGCCGAGTCAGCTTCTCAGACTGCTGGCCTAAGTGCTACTGAAGCTCTAAGGGCATCAAAGACATTTGGTCTGTTTGCCACTGGCGCAGGTCTTGGTGTTGACGCTGCTGCTGATTTCTCAACCACAATGGTTCAACTCGCTGGTGACCTTGGATCGTTCAACGATGTGCCTACTGCCGATGCTCTAGCTGCTATTCAGTCTGGTCTTATGGGTCAAGCCGAGCCACTAAGGGACTTTGGTGTTTTCTTAGATGATGCAAGACTCAAATCAGCTCTGCTAAATGCGACTGGTATAGAAGTTAGTGGGACTTTAGACACTCAGCAAAAAATGATGGCCGCTTACTACGCCATCTTGGAGCAGACAACAATTCAACAAGGTGACTTTGTAAAGTATCAAGACACTCTTGGTAACTCCCTAAAGACCATCAGCACAGACTTTGACAACCTAACTAGGGACATCGGAATGATGCTCATACCGGCGATTACTGCTGCTATGCCAGAAATCAAAGCAATGGCTGATTCAATCGGTACGCAACTAAAGACAGCGATTGAGTCAATCGACTGGGCTGGTCTAATAAATGCTTTGGTTGGGATGCTTACATTTTTTGTTCAAAATGCTGAGGCAATCGGTATTGTTATCGGTGCTTTATTTGCACTAAACACTATGTACAAGACTGTGGTGGTTGTTACTGGAATAGTAAACACAGCGATGGCACTAAGCACATGGTTCTTTGCTCAATTTACCGCCGGAGTTTCTCTAGGCACAATCGCCCTAAAGATGTTTAGAACAGCTCTTATCACCACTGGTATTGGTGCTGTGTTGGTTGGTTTGGGTTTCCTAGCCGAGTGGATGATAAACGGAGCTGATGCTACCGACATAGCTACTGACAGCCAAGAAAACTTTGGTGGTCAAATTGGTATGACGGCTGACCAAATGGAAAGATTAGCTAATGCCGCAAATGCCATCCCGACATTTACATTCCCAACCATGCCAACTCTGCCTGGTGGTGGTAGCCCTAGTAATGCTGCTGATGCTGCTCAGCGTGCAGCTGAAGATGCAGCAAGAAGGGCTGCTGAAGAAGCCGCTCGTGCTGCTGAGGAAGCTCGAAGGGCTGAGGAAGAAAGACTAGAAAAAAGACGAGCTGGTTATCAGTCTTTTGCCGATTCAGTAAAAAGCATATTTGGGCAAATCAAAGAGTCCATACTTTCTAGCTTTGACTTGCCAAAGTTGGGTAACTCGGTAAACTCTATTACTCGCAACATTGCCAAGCTACTTGAAAAAACCAAAAGATTCGCAGGTGACATTACTCAACTTTCTGGCTTGGGTCTAAACTCTGCACTACTCCAGCAGGTTATTCAAGCTGGACCAATCGCCGGTAGCCAATTAGCGTCTGCAATCGTTGGTGGCGGTAGTGCTTTCATTAGCCAGCTAAACTCCGCCTACGGAGAGTTTGGCAACTTAGCTTCAGGTATTGCTGGTGTAGGAACTGACAGAGCATTTGCTAATCAAGAAGTAATAAACAACTACTACCAAATTGAAGTAAGCGGTGGGGTCGGCTCTGGACCTTCAATCGGTAAAGCAATCGTTGACGCTATCAAGTCCTATGAGCGCACCTCTGGGGCTGTCTGGCAGGGCGCATAATGCCAGCACCAGTTGTCAAGATTGAGCTTGGTGCTGACTTAGGTGCAAGAGATGCTGACACATTCACACTGGATAGTCCAGTCAAAGGTTTGTTAGACAACACACTCTACACACTTGGTGGAACTCGCTTCTTTGACATTACTGACAGATTAGTGTCGGCAACTACTCAAAGAGGTAAGAGTGTTTCCCTAGACCGCATTGATGCAGGAAACTCAAACATTGTTTTAGATAATGCTGATCGCTTATTTGACCCTTTGTTTGAGAGTGGTTTCTACTATGGAAACCTTATACCTGGTAGAGAAGTAAAAATAAGCTGCAATGGCTTCCCTGTCATTGACACTTTCATTGACGATATTGACATTTCTTATGAGCCTGGTAATCGTTCAGTTGTAAGTATTCAGGGTGTTGACGGACTTAGCGACTTGACTATAAATGACTTACCAGAGGTCTTTCCTGATCTTGAGCTATCCGGCGCTAGGGTTACACGAATCCTTGACCTACCGGAAGTTAATTGGCCTATTGATGATAGAAGTATCGCCGAAGGTAGCAGCTTACTATCAGACACAGAAATCTCCGAGGGTACTTCAGTAATTAGCTATCTCCAGCTAATCGCTACAAGTGAAGCAGGTGAGCTATTTGTATCTAAAGACAATAAGTTTGTATTCAAGGGGAGAAACACCGCACCTAGAATCCCAGATCTAATCTTTACCGATGAAGCCTCTATACCTGGATACACAGTTATCCCCTTTTCTGACTTAGGTGTTGTTTTTGGAACAGAGGAACTTTACAACCGAATTGTGGTTAGCAATGACCAGCTATTCCCAGATCAAGCTACTGCCGAAGATGCCCCATCTCAAGCGGCCTATGGACCACGCTCTTACACAGTAGATGGACTCTTGAACAATGATCCTGCCGAGCTTCAATACTTAGCTGATTTCTTGTTGGCCAGGTTTAAGGAACCTCAGTATCGCTTTAGCAGTCTTTCGGTTGTTATGGACATCCTCAGCGAGTCCCAGCAAGACGAGGTTCTTGACTTGGAGATTGGCGACATCGTGCAGGTTCGGTTTACGCCTTCAGGAATACCACCAGCCATCGAGCAGTATGTCCGAATAATCGGTATTAGCCATGACTGGCAAAACAACGAAAAGCGTATAAATCTATCGCTAGAGCGTCTTGACTTTACCCTCTTTGTGCTTGATAGCCCAGTATTGGGTATTCTTGACGAGGACCGCCTGAGTTTCTAACTGCTAAACTTTGACTAAGACAAACAAGGAAAGAAATGCCAAGAAAAGTATTTGATGCTGGTGAGGTCCTATCTGCTACGGATGTTAATAACTTCCTTATGAACCAGATGGTTATGACTTTCGCAGGTACAGCAGCTAGGGGTTCAGCTATTCCAAGCCCAACAGAGGGTATGCTTACCTATCTAGCTGATACAGACAAATTTGAGTTTTTCAATGGCACTACTTTTCTCCCACTAAATTAACCAAAACTTGAAATACCTAAACAAACACTAAGGAAAAAACAATGCCAAGAAAAGTATTTACCGCTGGCGAGGTTCTTGCTGCCGCCGATGTAAACACATTCCTAATGAATCAGGCGGTTATGACCTTTGCTGGCACAGCAGCTAGAGGCTCTGCTATCGGATCAGCAACAGAGGGTATGGTTACTTACTTGGCTGATACAGATACTTTCCAGTTTTGGAACGGAACTGCTTATGTTCCTTTAGCTCCAGTCACACCTACTATTCAATACCTAGTAATCGGTGGCGGTGGCGGTGGAGCTAGATCCGACCCAGGACCTGGCGGTGGCGGTGGAGCTGGCGGTTATAGAACTAATGTGACAGGTCAGACAAGTGGCGGTGGCTTTGCTACTGAACTCGCCCTTCCAATAATTTTTGACACAGCTTACCGAATTACTGTCGGGGCTGGTGGAGCTACTGCGAATGGTGAATATGTAAACGGAAATAGAGGCAATCGTTCAGTTCTAGCAAGCATTACTGCCCAAGGTGGCGGTGGTGGTCGTGGTCGCTTCGGTGGTGAAAACTCAACTGGCGGTTCTGGTGGCGGCGGTGGTGGTTACAACAGCACAGCAGGACTTTCCAATGTCGCTGAAGGACAAAATGGTGGCGCTTCTACTGGCACTTCAAATGGTGGCGGTGGCGGTGGCGCTAATGCTGTTGGTTCAAACGGATCGGGTACCACTGGTGGTGCTGGTGGTTCTGGTTTATCAAACAACATCACAGGTTCTGGTGTTACTCGCGCTGGTGGTGGCGGTGGCGGTGGTTCAGGTGCTGGTGGTGCTGGAGGTACTGGTGGTGGCGGTGCTGGTGCCGTTGGTGTTGCAACAAGTGGAACTGTCAATACTGGCGGTGGCGGTGGTGGTTCTCTCAATAACCAAACTGGTGGTGGTGGTTCTGGTATTGTCATCTTCTCGGTTGCAACAGGAACTACTGTTACCTTTAGTGGTGGAGTAACGCAAACTAATGCAACAGTAGGAGATAGAAGGGTTTATACTGTTACTGCTACAAGTACAACGAGCGAAACAGTGACCTTCTCATGAGCCATTTTGCAAAACTAGACGAAAACAACATCGTAATCTTCGTTACTGTCGGCAGACAAGAGGATGACGGCAAAGAGGCAGAGCTATGTGAGCGCACTGGCGACACCTACAAGCAGACCTCTTACAACACAATCGGTGGGGTTTACTATGACCCTATTACTCGTGAACCTGCTGCTGACCAGTCTAAAGCTTTCCGAAAGAACTTTGCTGGCTTAGGTTATTCCTACGATGAAGCTCTTGATGCTTTTATTCCACCAAGGACTTTTCCGTCTTGGGTACTTGACGAAGAAACTTGCCAATGGGAACCACCTGTGCCTTACCCAACAGACGGACTAACTTACTTCTGGAACGAAGAATCAGTGGATTGGGAGCTTCAGGACTTTTCTGAAGTTACAGAGTAATGGCTGAGGAAACAACCACAGTCAGAATTACTCAAGCTGACATCTATAAGAAGCAACTTGAGCATGGCGAAATTCTAGTAAAGGTATTACAGAAACTAGATCACCTTGACGATGTACCAGACCGCATCAGAGAAGTAGAACTCACCCTTGCCAGACTTGCCTGGATTGAGCGCATTGCCTACACAGGTCTAACAGGATCAGCAATCGCAATCATCGGCTTGATAGCCGCAACGATAGGAAAATAATGACAGCCTGGATTAGACCAGTAGATGGCGGTAGAGTTACCGACAGCTTTGACGGACACCGGAACAGAAAAGTAAGCCCTTCTCGTAACCCTGGTACAGACTACGGAGTTCCAACCGGCACACCTATCAAGGCAATCGCAGATGGCACTATCACTGGCATTGTCCCAACCTTTACTGGTGCTGGTGGTCGCATGATTTTCCAAAGCTTTCCATCAGGTCACAACGCAGACTACCTACACCTTTCACGCATTGATGTTGTTGCTGGTCAGGAAGTCAAGCAGGGTCAGGTCATCGGACTTGTCGGTGGCTCAGGTCTAGGCAAAGAGAACGGCTACGGCGCTCACCTTCACCTATCTTTCCGAGTCGGTGGCAAGCCAACTATGGGTGCTGGGAACATTGACTACGAAGCTTTCCGAGGCGCACCTACAAGTGTTGCACCTGCTGCACCTGCTAAGCCAAGTGTTGCACTTCCCAAGGGTGTTAGAGCCTACCGAGGCAAGGAACTCAGACGAGGCGAACCAGCAGGCCCAGATGTGCTTTACTTACAAAACAAGCTAGGTGTAAACCCACCTGGTCCATTTGGTCCACTAACCCACACTGCTGTTGTTGCTTTCCAAAAGAAGCATGGGCTACTAGCAGATGGCATTGTTGGCCCTCTAACTTGGTCAAAGCTCGGATAGCTTGCTCGAACGACTAGCAACTTCAAAAAGCCTACGGATAATCTCTGTGGGCTTTTTTGTTTTTTTTATGGTATGGCAACCTTTACCTGCCTATTCAGCTCAAGCCGTAGCAACTGTAACTTGTCAAAACTCGCTTGGGGAAACTCAAGAGTTTGGAATTGGATGGAACAATGAAAACGACTACTTCTTGGATAAAGGCAACATTCCCCAGCACTTTTGCGAGGGTGGTTTTGCTGGTGATTTCACCGGCTTTGTTAGCGTTCTATCTTTTGACGGCGGTGAGCTGGATCCTGCTCTGCTTTATCATCCTGGTTAC